GATTTGCAACCCGGTGACGAGTGGTTTGAGCCTGATCCGTTAGAGAAAGGATGGAAGGTGTCGCACAACGAAAGACAAGCAAACTTCCTTTGGTATCGCCGACGCATCGAGCCGGTTAAACAGGATGCCGGATCCACATCAGCAAGCAACATTCCTAAAGGCTGGGCTGCTCTTTCGGACGATGAACCTCGTTTGGCTTCCGATGCGTACTGCTGGCAAGGTGGCAAAGATTGGATCATCATCGGCGACAATCACGTCGAGTATGCCAACAGAAACAAGTGGCCAGCGATCAGGCAAATCGAGACGCAAAAGACCATGCAACTGGTGCTGTGGTGTCAATATCGATTACCGAACGGTCGCTTAATTAAAGTCACCAAGGAAGGCTTTGAGTTGCTATAATCCGGCCCAAAGGCAAGTAGCTACTCGACGAACCGAATAACATCGGCAACGTCGAGCGTGACGAATGGCTGGCCAGTCCAGGCCATGACCGACACTGCAAACGAAACCAGCGGGGCCGGTGTTTCTGAGGAATCGATTTCGATCAGGGGTACGAGCTTTCTATCGTGCTTGACCCCATAAAGATACCGGGCTGCATCCTGTGTCATGCAAACCCCTTCTAAATTAGCAACATTGCGTTTTTCTGCGCATTGCCGAGCCCAGGCAGATTTGGTGTAGTTGACTCGATCGACCAACTCGGTTCTGAGATCGTAGTGACTTAGCAGGCTCTTTGTTGCCGGGCGCGACTCAAAAAAATAGGATGCCTCGGCGATCGTGATATAACCCTGGGGAATTACCCTCGGCGGTCGCTTGGTGGCAGGAAGCTCCAACCGGCTGATTCTCGATCGTAGCTTGCGGTCATATTGCCAAGCGAGCTTTCCCGATAGGTGGGCAGAAACGGTATTCCGGGCTAGCTCCAAACGTTCTGATATTTTCGTCTTTGGAGTGCCACAATGGGCCATCCAAAAGATTTGGTACACTGTTTGACTGTCGATTCGCATAGTGAGCACAAATCGGCTAGGATTGATTTTGGAGGCCTTAAAATGAATCGAATTGTCGAAGCGATGCAGGGTAGTTTAACAGAATCTTGGGGCGAACCGGTAGACATTACCGAGTTCCTGACTGATTCCACAGGGTTCTTTAATACCACTGGGCTAGGTGCATTTACCCAGGTTTGGGACAGATCGGACGGACGGTACCGGCCAGTCTATACGAACGAGGCCGAACTAAAGATCATCCGGGCGATGTCGTGGCTGTTGGTCGAGAAGGTTCCAATGGCCCAGGCTTGGGTCAATCGTCTGTTGGATTACACGATCGGTACAGGGTTCGATTGGACGATCAAATGTGACGACAAGCGACTCGAAAAGGCGGTTCAGGCTTACGTCAGGGAGTGCCTCGATACGTCGAAATGGTCATCGGAGCTTGAGCGCGAAACGATGGTTCGGGAAGTCTCCGAAGGGGAGTTCTCGGGGGAACTGATCTACGATAATGGTCAGTGCATGTTGGTCGCTCGGGAGGCCGACGAGCTTACCGAGCCGGCAGCCAAGCGCGAGCTTGAGGACTGGCTAAGAATTGAGTTCGATGCCTCTTGGACGTTCGGTGTTTTGACCAAGAAATCCGTTCCTGAAAAGCACTACGGCTATCACTTCGTGAAGAATGCAGCCGGTACGGATTGGGACTATGTGCCAGCAGAACGGGTTGTTTTCTGGAAAAGAAACGTTCGGCAACGAGCCAAGCGGGGTTACTCCGACTTCTACAAGCCTCACCTGTACCTTTTGAGGGCCGATAGGGTTTTGACCAACACTGCAGAGGGGGCCGCAACACAGGCAGCCATTGCATACATCGTCGAACACAGCGAGGGAACGCAACGTCAGGCCGACAACATCGTCAAGAAATTCGCACCGCTTACGGGTCGTGTGGATCCGATGACTGGGCTATCGCAACGCAAAAGGAGGATGCTTCCAGGCACACGGCTGGACGTTCCAGCAGGCCAGAACTACAAAGCTGGTTTGCTAGGATCGAACAATAGCGACATTTATATCTCGGTCATGGAATCGGCTCTGAGGCTTGCCGGTACCGTCCATGCGTTCCCGGAAGGGATGCTGACCGGAAGCTACGAGAACAACAATTTGGCCTCTGCGATCGTTGCCGAGGGGCCATTCGTTCAGGGCCGGATTGCGGAGCAAACGCAGCGCAAAGAGCGAATGCGTGAGATGATCCTAAAGATCGTCAAGCTCGGGGCAAACAACCGGAGGTTCGGGGTCTATGGCTATGCGACCTGGGAAGCGATCCAGGACTTGCTTACCATCGAGGTCATTCCACCGAAGATCATCCCGCTGGATCCGATCAAGCACACTCAGGCGCTAGCGATGCAGAGGGATAAAGGTTGGGTAAGCGACAAAACAGCGATGAACGAACTAGGCCGGGATATCGACACGGAAACCGCCAACGGATTAAAGGTCGCAGGGGCCGAACAGCAAGCCGGAACAGGTGCTCAACCGGGCGTTCAAGCTGGCAACGTTGCCACCAAAACCGGACAGGAAACCGGGTCGAATGCTGGCAACGTTGCCACCCCTGAGGTTCAAATATCGAGCAATTGGCAGGGTTTATCGCGTTTGCAGTGGAATCGAAACCGCAGGGCGATGGCCGACGTTTTGGCTGATTTCATGGCAGGAAAAACTACTCGGCAAGTCGCATCGGTGCTGCTCAAGTCAATTGGCATGGATGATAAGTCGATCGAGGCAATTTTGACCGATGCCGAGGACGGTTCGATCGATGATCCGATCCCACTGACCGAGGCAGAACGAAAGACTCTGGGCAAGCCGTTTCGCACACCAGGGGGGCCAAAGAAGTTCTCTGTCTACGTCAAGAACGATAAGGGCAACGTGGTAAAGGTGAACTTCGGCGATCCTAAAATGCGGATCAAGCGCCAAAACGCAGGAAGCCGTAGAGGGTTTCGGGCTCGGCATAATTGCCAAGACCCAGGGCCACGGTGGAAGGCTCGATACTGGTCTTGTCGGTTCTGGTCGAGGCCGAGCGTCACGAAGTTGCTCAAGGAATCTTTTAGCGGCGAGTACACTTGGGACGGTCGGACTTTCGTTCGGGAGTCCTGGTTGTACAGGCAGAACCCAAGGTTGCTTGAAGTGCGCGACGGAGACGGAGACGGGAAGATCAACGATGGGAAACCGAGCGAAGCACCTGCGGAAAAAAAACGGAAAGCTGCACAGCCGAAATCAAAACCGAAAGCTCAAAAATTCGCCGTAGCAGATTACTCGGGTGACAGATTCTTGAAGTTGAACAAGGCACTGAGAACCGGCGAATCTCTCGATAGTTCTGATCAAACCCTTGTCAGGAACCTTGATGCTCACTTAGCGAGTTCTCCGAAGCATAAGGGGGTCACGTTTCGAGTTATCGAGGATCCAGATGGGGCAATAGCAAAGACGATCCAAGCCGGTGGCTCATTCACAGACAAAGCTTTTGCGTCTACATCTACATCAATTCCTTCGTTCGTTTCCAAGGGTCAAATCGCTTTTCAGGTGGTAGGCAAGAATGGTGTCGACATAAGTTCAGACTCGCTAAACCCTGGCGAAAAAGAAGTTTTGTTTCCAAGGAACACTCGTTTCAAAGTAGTGAAAACCAAAACAAACGAGTACGGTGCCTTAGTCGCTATCCTGCAAGAAATCGGAGGCCAAACTGAATCATTGGATCAAGATTTATACGGCAAGTTCGAAAGGCTAGTTGAGGCCAAAGACGGAGACGGAGACGGTCTGATCGATGATGGCAAGCCGAGTGAAGCACCAGCGGAAAAGAAGGACAGAAAACGTAGTTCCGCAAACCCTAAGGTTTTTGACTGGGCGAAGAATAAGTTCGGGGACGATGAGAAAGCTGAGAACTTTGCTAAGTGGTTTGGAGATTCCAAGGTAGTTGATTCCGAGGGTAATCCTTTAATCGTTTATCACGGAACGGATAAAGAGTTCGAAGAATTTAAGCCGTCGGAAAAAGGAATGCTTGGTAAAGGCATTTACTCGTCAGCGAAAAAAGAAGATTACGGAACTTACTCCGCATACGCAAAAAAAGAAAACGCAGCGGTAATGCCTTTGTATGTGAAATTGGAAAATCCTCATATCGCAATCGCTGGCAAGCCTGATACATTCGATGCGAAGCCAGAAAATGATGGCACAATTATGATTGATAGCCGAACGAAGGCCATAGTTTGGGCTGTAGCCAAGAATCCTAACCAAGTTAAATCAGCTATCGGCAATAAGGGCACATTCAACACTGACTCAAACAAGATCACAGAATCCCTTACAGGTCGTCAGAAAGCCATGTTAGAACGCTGGAAGGATTACCCGTAATGCCAGACCTTCGAGGCCGCAAACGTTACGAGCAACGCATTCAAGAGGCCATGCAGGAAGTATTCGCAGAGGCCCTAAAGGTAGTCGATCAGGGCCTAGATGCCGTGAATCGAGCAATAAAAGCAGCATTGCAAAAATACGTGGGGCCGATCATCGAGGAAGTGCATCGACGGGTGATTATTGCCTTGCTGATCCTCTTTGGGAATGATGATTTAGGCCGATCGGCGCTAGGCGACGCATCGAAGAAAAAAGGGCCTGTTTACGACGACTTGCTAGATCAGGCCAAGCGACGGGCAGCCAAGCAAGTTGACGACCTGGGCGATCAAATGATTGACACCAATTCAAGTTGGTGGGACGAGTGGGACGAGGAAGAACCGATCGAGGATTGGGCTAGCGAACGACTGTTTCCGGACTCTCGCGCTGGCAACGTTGCCATCACAGAGACTACCAATGCAGTGACGATCGGCGAGGCAACGGTAGTAGAAACGATGCGGGAACTAGGCGTTGGCGTTACGGCTCGTTGGTACACGAAGCGGGACGAAAGAGTATGCCCAGTGTGTGGGCCACTGCATGAGACGGGGCCAGCGAACTGGGCTGATGACTTCGCGATGGGGCCACCTGCCCACCCTCGATGCCGATGCTACCTACTGTATTTTTTGGGTGAGCAATAGCCAGTTAAGATTTCTCGCATGAGCAAGTTC